AACTTTAAATGCGCGGCGAGTATGGCGAGTAAAATAATAACGACGGCAAATTGTTCGTCATTAGGTATAGGGCTTCTCTTAGCCCATCCAACGGTAAAAAATACGGATAAAAACACTCCAACACCCCTGAGTACGGCTTCTTGATATTTATTCATTTATATATACAAATATTAATTGTACATTGTCATATAGAATTCTTTAAATGTTCGTAATAGATAAATGACAAGTTGGTTGGGATCAAATGAATGTTCTCTTCCTGAATGGTACAACCCCATTGACCCAATTCTTCAGGAATTTTTAAGAGAATTTCACTATACGAATAATGAATCGCGTCGACGGTTTATGTGGTTATCGTGTATATACGACACACCGCGTCAGACTGAGTTGGGTTCGTGTACGCTACTCAAACGTACACGTCGTTCCAGGCGTTTGAATTCCACCATGACGAATGTCACTTTTATAAATTTTACCAGGCGTGAATTGACAATAACAGTTTCGACTATAGCGACAAATATAAGTGGGTGTGGAATAGGTGTAATGGGAAATAGTGTCACTATGGATGTTACTAAAACGACACCGAAATCACAAACGATAACTATAAAACCCGTATTACACGAACACAACCTGGTGAAACGTATCAAAGATAAACGTATACTTAATCATTTCACGAAACGCTCCATCAAACATACGACAAATAAAATGCATTTAATTATTCCGAAATGTTTATCCGCATCTACGGCACAGATTGACCCATGTTCATTTACATATTATTTAACCGTGAGTGTAAAGGGTAAAAATGGAAAGCAAAATGAGTTAATGACCGATATATTACAACATTCAAATTGTGACGTTATATTCAACGACGAAAATATTGACCAAGATAACTTGAGTAAAAGTATAACTAAACACATAATAGAACACGTCGACCAAAGAGAAAAGGATTTGGCGGACGCGACCCAAGAATTAGAGGAATTAAAATTACGAAAAAACGAATACTTAGAAAAAGTTAAGAAAATACAGGGTGAAGATTAGTTTATTTTTGGAGTAACTCCAATGCTTTGAGTTGGAAAATATCACATTGTGCGTTAATAATCAGAGGTACCCATTCAACACTTCTGATAATTGCCTCATCTTGTGCCACAGTTTCAAACATTTTGTTATAGAAACGGGAGTAAATGATTGGATTGTTCATCAGGGGTGTTTTTGGGTATAGCATACACCATGACATTTTTGTGTGTTTTGCGTCGATAGGTGCGAGTGTACTAAATGTAATAAATTCATACGGAGATTTTAGTTTAATTCGAATAATCGAAGTTGCCGGTGAGACAAATCTACTATGAATTTGTGAACCATTCTTTGGTTGCATATGCTCCGTAAGTTTAGATGATGCCTTGGGTTGGACGGTGGCAAAACAGTCTACATAATCGTCGAACGTTTCAATCTTTGTATTTTTTACGATACCGTTATCTTCGTCGGCAAAATTATGAACAAAATTAATATGAGAAATATCTGTTGCGTTTAAAATCCAATCATAAATATTCCCGTCAAGTTCTTTTGAACCGTATACCTTTACCCAGTCGGGGTCGAACAATTCTTGACAATGCTGTGTGGGGAGATTATCTACCTTTTTTGTGTTCCATATAAACCCACCATTTTCGACAACTGGGTATGTTTCTAAATCACCATTCATTGGCAAACCATTCATGGATGGAACGTTTTTCAATTTACCTTTTGTGTCGTATTCCCAACCATGATATGGGCATTGAATATTATCGCCCTTTACTTTTCCATTACATAGGTTGGCACCTCTATGTGGACAGATTGAATCGACCATGGCGATTTTGCCATTTGAATTTTTAAACAGTGTGTGATTTTTACCATTCAATGTAATCCTCTGAATACCCAAATTTTGGGAGATGCCTACACCGTACATTTTTTATATAATGTTTCATTTTTTTAAATCTCCGTAAATATCTAAAATATCTTTGACGATCGGGCTTCTTTCTATATCTTCGTGATCGAAAGTGATACACTCAATTCGCTTATACGTTTTATTATTTAGTTTTTCGAATATATCTTTCAAGCCATTTTCTTCATATTTTCTATCATGTTGATTCAAATCTCCAGTGATAACCATTTTACTGTTTTCACCTATACGTGTGAGTAACATTTTCATCTGATTCGGTGTCGAATTCTGCATTTCGTCTGCGATTATATAGGCATTTTTAAACGTTCTACCCCGCATGTACGCGAGTGGGCATATTTCTATCGTTTTTTCTTTCAGCATGTACTGTATTTGATTTTGTGTATAAAATTCTGAAAATATATCTAAGATGGGTCGAGTCCATGGATCCATCTTTTCTTCTAACGTACCTGGTAGATATCCGATATCTTCTTCTACGGATACAGTGGGTCTTGTAAGGATTATTTTACTGTATGCGTCATCGTTTAATCCATTTATAGCGGCATAACACGCAAGCATGGTTTTTCCGGTACCCGCTGGTCCTGTGGCGAAAATCATAGGTTTGTTACTGTACAGCACCCTGTTATATTTCTTTTGATTTTCATTTTTAGGAACCATGGATGGTATCTCCAAATCCATGTCAAACTGTTCTTCTTGGTATTCTGTTTCAAATGAACATGGTGATAATTTTTCTCGACGACACTTCCTACCCCCCATATATTTCTATGATATTATTAATGAAGGTCATCGCTCACCGGGGGTATTCTTTGCAGTTCAGGGATAACAGCAAAGAAGCCATAAAAGAAGCTATACACAGGGAGTATGACGGTGTGGAAATAGACGTACAGTTATGTGCGACCGGTGAAATTGTACTGTATCACGACGTATATTTAGGTAATCATTTTATATGTGACATGTCATTAGATACACTTCGGGAACACGGTGTGTGTACTTTACAAGATATCTATGATGAAATTCCATCTATTGAATCTGTGTTAGTAATCATCGACATCAAAGGGGTTGATAAGACTATAGCACATGAATTGGTAAAGTTTTACAGTTTAAGATCGATCGAACATGTGTATTTTTGTAGTTTCAATAGAAAAATTTTATATGATTTACCTCGAATGTTTAAATTAGGATCAACATTCGAGACAACGTTCAATAGAGAAGAATTTAGAACAATAACACGTGGTTTATCAGCTGTTATAGTTCACTGGACCTGTCTAGATGACGAGTTTATTTGGTATTGTAAATTACATAACATTCGCGTGTATACGTATACACACAAAGAAGACAAAGAACTTGAGTATATGTATAGGTATTATGTCGATGGTATCATAACGAATGGATTTTAGATGGGAATACTGGGTCTGGTTTTATTTATATAGTATATGTAACCACCTACTACCGTACAAAGTGCGAGTAAGATGTAATTGAATGAGTATTTTTTCTTTTCCGAAAGTTGAACAATTTTAGCGGCTTCTTCTTTATTTGGAAGCTTTGTCACGTTATTATTTAACATATCTATTTTACCTATGAGTGCGTAAAGTGCTTCTAGAATTTGAGCTTCTTTGTTAATTGGTTTTTCTTTGATATCAACTGTCGTAATTTCGAGAACCATGTACCATTTTGCGTCGGGTTGAAGTAACACGTACGATCCATTCGATTGATATTCGTTTATTGTGAAGTTCATTTTTTTAATTGAAATGGGGTTAAAATAATTTGTTTTTCTTTCGTAAGGTTTCCATTGTTTATCTCGTATTGCCGAGTGAGAACCATGACTATAATGCCTTTCTAATGGTATTCGCGCAAATATTTGACTATTACGTTCATCGAGCATTTGTGCGACTTGTGGAATTTCTGGACAAATGATATCGATATACTTTGCGATGTCTGATACGTGAGAATCGGAATTTGGATTTGCTTCTCCTATTTCAGTAACGTAAAAGTCTACCATTTTTATACCGAGAACTCTACTAGAATCTTCTACGTGTGTATTCGATTTGAGTGTGAGGTCAAGTGAAAATGTATTGTTCGTTCCATTTACATATTCAGAATCGACGACAATATACTGAATCTTTTTGGGTATATCCTGTAATGATAAAACCATCTTATAATGATTGAGATAAAAGTTTTGACTTAAGTCACACGATTTTTATAAATAATTAAACAAGATGACCGTAACGCGTCACACTGAACATGATGTTCTCGAACTTACATCTCAAATCGAAATTTTGCGCATGGAAAATGAACGTTTACGTGCGGAAAATGAAGATCTAAGATCGCGCGTGAAGCCTAAAAAGGAAAAGCCAGTCAGGAAAAGATGTCCGCATACGACTGCTAAAGGTAGTCAATGCCTGAAGTTTTGTTGTGAAGGTTTTGAAACGTGTAAAGTTCATTCAAAACCACTAAAACCCGCGAAGCCAGCTAGACCCCCGCGCGTAAAAAGACAGCAGTGTATTGGAACTAATATTAGAGGTAATCCGTGTCGCGGAAAGTGTATAGAAGGCAAGACGTATTGTGAGAGACATGATCCTGATATACCCGTCGTATTAAAGAAACCGAAGCGTCAGGTGAAAAAGGTTATACCCATGCACACACATGGACCCGGTGAAAATCCCGTGATCCCGTGTAAATTGTGTCAAACACATGGAAACATGTTCAATCCGGGTACTGTGAATATTTGTTTTACAGAAACTCCGGGAATTGATGGATATACATTACGAAATCGGATTATAAAAAAAATTTGTGTATAGTAGATGATTGACGGTATTGAATTTTTACTTTCAACGATTGTTGTGACAGCTCTTGCTCTTACACAAGTTGGTAAACATAACGATAATTCTATCAAACCTCGTAACGAAATTTTAAATAGACCTGAATATTTTATGATGGGAAATCAATATTCACCTAAGTTTAATAAGAAATGAAGTAAATATAAGTATTATACGAATTGTGATGAAATACTGTACGGTAACATGTCACATGTCAAAGGGGCCTCGTGTGATGAGTGATAATCACAAATGTGCGGAGAGAAAGTTGATACGCCGATTATATGTATTGTGTTTAAAACGTGGTAACAAACCTCATAAATTTCCAAATTGGCTTCACCGCAAATTCGGAGAATTAACCATTTCAAGAAAAACCGCATATGGTGATGGGATTTCTATACCATGTGTTTTGTGTAGAAAATGTTTAGAAAAATATGATATTCGTTGGTGTGCACATGACGGGAGAGGGTGGATTCACAGTAAAAAATCTGAATACATTCCTAAATCTCGACCGACACGGAAACAGAAAGATGTTTTGGGATTTGGGGATAATGTTTGTCGTTCGATTTTGTAGTAAAAAATATTTTGGTAGAAGACATTGTATACACTCCTCCCCATTTACTATCACTTCACAAATTTTTTCCACTTCCGTGATCCCCCCACGTTCGCGGTCCTCCCCCCAACTTCCGTGATCCTCCCCAACTTCCGTGATCCTCCCCAACTTCTGTGATCCTCCCCAACTTCCGTGATCCTCCCCAACTTCTGTGATCCTCCCCAACTTCTGTGATCCTCCCCAACTTCCGTGATCTCTCATTCGATCACGAGGTTTGCGTATGCGGGGTTTCGTTGGTTAATGGAAATGTGTGGTCCA